GGCATCCTCAAGCTGCTTACAGCCGGTGAGATGGAGCCTCTGGCGTTCCGCTTGCGTGGTGAGTTCGTCAACTACGACCCGAACGAGTGGCGCGACCAGTACGACATGACCATCAATGTCGGGTTGGGAACTGGCGACAAGCAGCAGCAAATCGCGTTCTTCCAGAACCTGATGCAGACTCAGATGGGCCTGGCGCAGTCGCCATTTGGTCAGTTGATGATCCAGCCGCAGAACATCTACAACACGGTTGCAAAACTGGTGGAGTTGGGCGGGCAGAAGAACGTGGGCGACTTTGTAGGTGATCCGCAAGGACGGCCGTTGCAACCCCCGGGCCCGCCGCCGCAACTGGCAATGGAACAGGCCAAGATGCAACAGCAAATGCAGTCCAAGCAAATGGAGTTGCAGCAAAAGGCCCAGTCCGACGAGATGGACCGCAGGATGCAGGCTGAACTGGAGATGATCCGTCAGAAGGCCCAGCAGCAGACCGACGCCAGCCGTCAGGCGATGGAGGCGCAGATGCACCGCATGAAGCTGGAGCAAGAGGCGCAGATCGACGCTTTGCGCGCGCAGTACGAAGACCAGCGACACCAGCGCGAAATTGTATTCCAGCAATGGAAGGCTGAACTGGATGCTTCGGTGAAGGTCACGACCACCAACATGGGGCGACAGATGCCGATTGTTGATCCTGCCACCGTGGCCGCACAGGGCGAAATCAGCCGGGAGGTGCAACCTTGAACGACGCAGAAATCGCCCGCATGGGTGAATACGCCCGCCAGGCGCTGGACAACCCGGCGCTAAGCGAAGCGCTCAAGCGCCTGCATGAGCTGGCCCTGGAGCAGTTCAAGCGCACCGACATTCGGGATGCCGAGGGCTTGAAGCTGGCGCGGCAATTTGCGGCTGTGACGGACGACTTCGAAACCATCCTGAAGCGAATGATTGAAGGCGGCAAGCTGGCCCAGGTCAATCTGGACAAGCACCGAGACGAAGGCCCCGTGAAAAGGGCATTGCGAAAAGTTACCCGGTAGTCACCTGCCTTTTTTGGGCGATAGACACGCCCCTCAACCCGCTCATGGTGACATGTGAGCGGGTTTTCTTTTTTAGGAGCATCCAATGGACGGACAAGCCGATTTGGCCCCGATTTCCACAGATGAACTGGCTCAGTTCTTGATCGACAACCCCGATGGGGCCGATGAACCCGAGGACACCAACGAGCCGACCGACGCCGCCCCCTCAGACGAGGACACGGACGCGCCGGAAACCGACGACGATGGCCCGGATGACCCCGATGATGAATCGGAAGAGCAGCCCGATCCGACAAGCCAACGCAAATTCAAAGTCACCGTCAAGGGCGAAGACGGCGCAGACCTCGAACAAGAGGTCGATGAAAAAGAACTTGTAGCAGGCTACCAGCGCCAGGCGGACTACACCCGCAAGACGCAAGAGCTTGCGCGGCGAGAAGAGCAGGCAACAGAGGTAGTTCGCGCCAAGGTCACCGAGGCGCAGACGCACTTTGTTCAACGGGCGCAGATGGCACAAGCGGTTGTGGCTCGGCTCGCCGGATTGCGGACTCCCGAGGAAATGCTGGAACTGTCCCGCGTGGACCCGGCTGGTTACGTGGCTGAGCAAGCCCGCCAGCAGCAGGTGCACAGCGTGATTGCCGGGCTGGAAAACCAGTGGCAGCAAGAGCAGTTCCGTGCACAGCAAGAGCAGCAGCAATCGCTTCAGCAGAGCTTTGCACGTTGCTGGGGTGTGTTGGGCCAGAAGGGCATCGACAAGCCCAAGCTGCAGCACATCTTTGACACGGTTTCCAAAGACTACGGCATTTCTCAGGATCGCTTTGCGATGCTGAACGATCCCGCCGTGGTGATGGTGATGCGTGACGCTGTGGCGTACCGGGAGCTGCAAAAAAAGACGTCAGAGGTGAAGAAGAAGGCCGACACAGCGCCGCGCCTGCCTCAGAAGCAATCAGTGCCCCGCAACGAGCCTGTTGAAAAACGGCGCGTGGAGCGGCTTCGTAGTGGTCGTGGGTCGCGTGATGACCTGGCCGCTTTCATTGCACAACACAATCTGTAAGGAGGTCTGCAAATGGCAGTCCCAACCAATACCTACACCCGCTACACAGCAGGTACGAACGTCCGCGAAGACTTGGCCGACTTCATCGCGCGCCAAGACCCCGAGTCCACGCCCATCATCTCCAGCGCTGGCAAGGCCAAGGCCACACAAACCTCGCACGAGTGGAATCGTGACGCCCTGCGCGCTCCCAACGCGGACAACGCCGCGATTGATGGCGATGACGCCAGCGCGTCGGCAAAGACCCCTCCCGCTCGCGTTGGCAACTATTGCCAAATCTTCCAGGACACGATTTCCGTGTCTGGCCGCGCAGAAGTGGTGGACAAGGCCGGCATGAAGTCGGCCATGGCCTACAACAAGGCCAAGGCTTACAAGGAGCTGATGCGCGACATGGAGAAGATGGTGGTCTCCAACAACGTCGCTGTGCTGGGCTCTGGTGCGGCGGCTGCCAAGTCTGCGGGCTTGGGCCCATTGCTGTTCACCAACGCAAACCACGGCGCGGGTGGCTCTACTGTGGCTCACACCTCTGGTTTTGCCACCGTTGCACCCACTGCAGGCACTGGTCGCGCCTTCACTGTTGCGCTGTACAACGCCGCACTGCAGGCCACGTACATCAGCGCAGGCAAGGTGCCCAAGGCCGCCTACATGTCCCCAGCTCACAAGGTGGTGGCATCCGGGTTCGCTGGCATCGCGCAGAACCGCTATGAAGTGAAGGGTGAGAACCAAGGCGCAATCATCGGCGGTGCTGATGTGTACGTGTCCGACTTCGGTGCGATCACCCATGTGCCTCACTACATGATGGCTGGCGGCACCAATGTGTATGGCCTGGACACCTCCGAGATCAAGGTGGCCTACCTGCGCCCCTTCTTCTCCAAGAAGCTCGGCGACTCTGGCGATAGCAACAAGGAGCAGATCATCGTTGATGCCACCTTGCGCGTGGAAGCCGAGAAGGCTTGCTTCAAGATTGCCGACCTCACAGGCGGTTAATCCATTACTGTGAACTGAAAGGGCCCTTCGGGGCCCTTTTTCTTTTGGGGGTCGCATGGACTTTGGACGTTTTTCGATTGATGAGGGCATCGACCCACAAACAGGTGTTCGCACTCAGATTCACTTTGAGAGCGAGCAGGTAGTGGTCAAAAAGACCTATGACGCAGAACCCTATTTGCAACGTGTCGCTGAGATGCGCGCACGCAATGAGGGCAAGCGCTGGGGCGATGGCAAAGAGGTAGGGGTGTTGCCTCCGTGGGTGCACCACGAAATCAGCATGATTCGCGACCCCAAAGACCGCGAGAAGGCCATGAAGGCCTTTTTTCGCGCCAACCCCGCATTCCTGGCGTATGACGCCTTTATCAAATGAACTGGGGCGAAATCAAATCGGCGGTGATTGAGTTAAGCCACCGCGACGATCTAACAGCGCTGCTGCCTTTGTTCCTCAAGCTGGCAGAGCAGCGCATCTACTACGGCGAGCTGAACGCCCCGAAGGTTCGATGTGCCGCGATGCGTCAATTCGCCACGCTGGCGAACGGGACACAGCCCACAGGCTACCTGGAGGCAATCAAGGTCGCGCCAAACGGTAAGCCTGAGTGGCCTTTGACCTACAAGCCTATGGAGCAGATGCCGGACGCTTGGGAGGCGTTTTCCTGGGATGGGCAAACGCTTGTCTTGTCCACTGAGCAAGCCTTCCCGATTGACCTGACGTACTACGCCAAGCTGGCAACGCCAGTTGCAGACACCGACGAAAACTGGGTCATGGCCAACGCGCCAAACATCTACATCGCATCACTGCTCGTTGAAGTAGGCCGCCGTGGCATGGATGACGAACTGGCGGCACGCGAAGCCAACAACTACGCCTCTTCGGTGAATGCCCTCACCAGTCATGAAAAGGCAGCGGCCATCAGTGGCTCACGACTCGTTATGAAAGGCCGCTGAAATGGCAGTCGATCCAGCAACCACAGTCAACGGTTTTGATACAACGCTGCCCACATCATCCGATTTTGTTTCGGAGGGTGATGACAACCTGCGGCACATCAAAACAGTATTGAAGACCAATGCCCCGAATTGGGGTGGGCCTATCAATGCAAGCCACACAGAGCTGAACTATTCAGTTGGCGTCACCTCAGCAATCCAAACCCAACTCAATGCAAAAGGCGCAATTGCAGGACAAGCGTGGACAGGTGCACACAGCTTTGGCGGGACGATCACGGTTCCAACACTTGCACAAGGCACCAACACCACCGGTGTGGCTTCTACAGCGTT